GAAACTCTTCGACCAATGCCTGCCGGTGGAGCGGCTGATGCCCACCGGCATCCACCGCCACAAGCGCAAGAACAACGCGATCCACTTCACCAATGGCATGACGCTCTGGATCCTCGGGGCGCACAACAAGACGAACCTGCAGCGGCGCTCGATCCGCTGGCTCATCGGCGACGAGACGTGGCGGTGGCCCGAGGGTCACATGTCGGAGGCGGAGGCCCGCGTCACCGCATTCGGCTGGCTCGGCAAATGCCTGTTCATGAGCCAGGCCGGCGAGGACGGCGATGACACGTCCCGCAAGTTTGAGACGACAGACCAGCGGGAATGGACGTTTGCCTGCCCGAAGTGCGGCACGCGCCAGCCATTCAAATGGGAGAACGTCGAGTGGAGCAAGGCGGCACGCCGGGATGATTATGATTGGGATTTCGGCGAGGTTCGCCGGACCGCCTCGCTGCGTTGCGAGGGCTGCAACCACTACTTCGAGGACACCGACCGCACCCGGCGCGAACTCAACGCCACCGGGCAATTCGTCCCGCAGAACCCGAACGCATCCCCAGAGAATGTCGGCTTCCACTGGAACAGCCTCTGCGCGATGAGCTGGGGACGGCTCGCCGAGCTTTACCTGCGGGCCAAGGCGGTGTCGCGTCAGGGCGACTTTTCCCTCCTCCAGCAATTTTACCAGAAGCGGCTCGCGATCCCGTGGCGCGAGACCAGTGAGGACTACAAACTGGAAATCGAGCACACCGGCTACCGCAAGGGCGAACTGTGGGAGGAAGAAGCCGCCTTCGACAAGACCGGGCGCATCGTCCCCGGCCCCTACGACCCTGCGACCATCTCGGCCCCGTTGCGGGTGCTGACCGTGGACGTGCAGATGGACCACCTCTTTGCGGTCGTGCGGGCGTGGAGCGCCACCGGTTCGTCGCGCCTCATCTGGAACGAGCGCATCCTGACCTTCGACGACGTGCGTTCATTGCAGGAGCGTTTTACGATCCACCCGAACCTCGTCTTCATCGACGCCGGACACGCCGCCTACGAGGTCTATCGCCAATGCGCGGAATTCGGATGGACGGCTCTCATCGGCGACCGCCGCCCGACCTACGTCCACCGGGGCCGCGACGGAAAGCCGATCCACCGCTTTTACTCGCCTCGGCGCAAGGTGGTCCTCGGGCACAACAAATCCTGCTCGGTGTTCTATTGGTCGAACCTCAACTGCAAAGACATCCTCGCCCGGCTGCGGCGCAACCAGCGCCCGGAAAACGGGGCCACATGGGAAGTGCCCGACGACATCGACGACGACTACCTCGCCCAAATGGAAAGCGAACACCGCATCAAGGACGGCAACAAGTGGATCTGGAAACAAATCGGCAGCCGCCCGAACCACCTCTGGGACTGCGAGTCCATGCAGGTCGTCGCCGCCGTCATGCTCAAGCTCGTCGGGAGGGAATTTTCAAGTGTGACTGATCCGCACGAAAAGCCAGTTGCAGAGGAATGATCAAGTTCCCGCTTTCATGTGTTGGGGGTGATGGGTAATCATTGCCTTCCATGAAAGCAATTGCGTTGAGTTTTAGCGTGGGGCTACTGACCACGATCTTCTGCGGTCAGGCGGATGCGGTCACCCACGATTGGGCCGCAGATCCCCTAAAGGAAGTCCAAATCAATACTGTTGCTTTTCGCGGATGGATTCCAGACACAACAAAACCGCTTTTGGGCACGCTCGTTTTGATTCCCGGACGGCATGGCGACGGCCGGGGAATGGCCGACGATCCCAAGTGGCAGAAACTGGCGACAGACCTCGACTTCGCCATCATGGCCTGTCAATTCAGCAACGGAGAACCTTTTCCATACCAGAACGATGCCCATGGAGAGGTGGCAAAATGCATCAACACCGCCGTGGAACATCTCAGCGAACTCAGCGGAAAGCCCGAGCTCAAAAAGGCCCCACTTGCGTTTTGGGGAGTATCGGCCGGATCGAATGTCTCCTCCCGCTACTGCGTGTTTTTCCCTGATCGCGTGGCGGCATTTGCCAGTTCGACTGGCACATGTGGCCCCGGCGGCGAAATTTCGACGAAGACCATGGAAATTCCGATGCTTTTTGCAATCGGAGGCACGGACAAGCCGGATTGGGTCAAATCCTCGCTGGAAAATGCAGGGCGGGGCCAGGGTAAAGCTCCGTGGACGGTTGCTTTACACAAGACCCAGGGACATGGGGTTGGCAAGAGCATGGATTTAATCTTTCCGTTCATGCTGGCGACAGTTAAACAGAGGCTCGGTCTTGTCGCGCCTGCTCAAAGCTCCTCAAGTATCTTCAAAAGCCAGTTGCCGAATATCGGTTCCTCATCCCATTCCGCTGCCACCACGCCGCAACCTTTGAAAAAGCTCAGCCTTCAGAGTGGATGGTTGGGAAATCCCGACACCTACGAGGTGGCTGCTTATACGGCTTACAAAGGAAGCAAATCAAAAGCCATCTGGCTTCCAGATGAGCCAACCGCGCTGGCTTGGCAGAGCTATCTGCAAGGCCAATAAGGGCATCTTTGAGTCAGCCAAGTTGACGCCGCATCGGGTGCATGGACCCGATCAAGCGACTCCTGGAAATCGCCACCCACGAGGTGGGCGTGCATGAAGACGGCGGCAACAACCGCGGACCCCGCATCGTCGAATACCAATCCGCCACATGGCTCAAACCGGCTCCGTGGCCGTGGTGCGCGGCCTTCATTTGCTGGGTCATCCGCGAGTGGCTCCGCGAGCCGGCGGTTTTGGAGAAATTGTTGTTACGCAACAACAATGAGGCCGAAAAGTGGCGGCCCAAGACGGCGGGCGCGTTCGATTTCGAGCGGTGGGCGAGGGAAAAGGGACTCGCCGTGCTCAAACGTCCGGCTCAGGCCAAGGCGGGCGATCTGGTCGTCTTCGACTTTTCCCACATCGGCATCGTCGTCAAAGACCAACTCACGCCGGATTCCATCGAATGCATCGAGGGCAATACCAACGTCAAGGGCCAGCGCGACAGCAAATCGGGCGATGGCGTCTGGCGCAAGCGGCGGCCGGCCAGCCTCGTGCGTTCCTTCATCCGGATCATCCGCTGACACCATCCCGATGCCCGCCATTGACTACTCGATTGGCTTCACCCGCGCCGAGGTCGAGCAAATCCTCTCGATCCACAAAGCCGAGCTGACCAAGACGCTCGCCTCGTGGACGGATTCCGGCTCGGCGGTCACCAAACGCCGCCTGGACGAAATCCACACCGTGATCGCGGCCTGTCAGGATGCCCTCCGCAAGCTGGCACCAGATGATTACGGGCGCGGACGGCGTGTCGCCCAGAGCAGCATCGATCACATCCCGCGATGAACATCCTCCCCAAGCTCGCCCGGTTCCTCGTCCCCGCAGCGTTCCTCCCGAAGGCATGGGCCTCGCCCTACGATGCGGCAAATTGGTCGCCCCACCGCGGGCGCGTGCCCGGTTCGGCTCCCCGCGATGCCAAGCTGGACCTCTCGCCGGGCGTTCGCAGCGAGCTTGTGCGTCGGTCGCGCTACCTGCACCGCAACTCGGGCTTCGTGCGCGAGATGGTTTCCAACATGGCCATCTACTCGACGGGGGACGGCATCAAACCCCAAGCGCAATCGGCGGATGCCGACTGGAACCGCCGCGCCGAGGAAATCTTCCGGCGGTGGTCGGCGCGGTGCGAAGTCACGGGGCGCTTTTCCTTCGAGGAATGCCAGTCGCTGGTCTGTCGCGGCATGGACGTCGATGGCGAGTTCTTTGTTCTCAAAACACGGGACCGCAGCGGCCTTCCCCGCATCCAGCTCATCGAGACCCACCGCATCGGGGACGCATCCGAGGAAACATGCGACGGGGTCGGCCTCGCGCCCGACGGGACGCCGCTTTTTTACCGGCTCATCGAGGACGGCGGTGCGCGCGACATCCCGGCCTCCGCGATGCTCCACATTTTCGAGCCCGAGTCGGCGAGCGCGGTGCGAAACGCCCCAACGATCCAGCATTCCATCAATCACATGCTCGATGAAATGGAACTCCTCGCGCTCGAAAAGCACGCGGTCAAGGACAACGCCGATGTGGCCCGCGTCCTCAAGACCGCCCGCGGCGAAATCGAGGACACCGGGGACTTTTCGATTGGCACGTCCGCCGCCTCCCAATCCAGCGACGCGGCCCAGCTCCAGAAAATCATCGGCGGCAAGCTCGTGGCGCTCAAGCCCGAGGAGTCGCTCGACAGCTTCCAGTCCAACCGCCCCTCGCCCACGTTCACCGGGTTCCTGAGCCACCTTCGCCGCGATGCCGCCCTCGGCGTCCTTCCCTACGAGTTTGCGGCGGATTCCAGCAGCATCGGCGGGGCCGGGGTGAGGTTGGTGGTCGCGAAGGCCGACCGGCGCTTTTCCTACCGGCAGCTCATCCTGATCGTA